AGCTTGCCGATATTGAAGCAGGTCTTAACAGGTTAGGGCAAGTAGCTATTCCGTTAATGCAACAACTTTATACATCTGAAAAGGTTATTAGATTATTACAGCCAAACAATAGTATTAATGAATATGTTATAAATAAAAAACTTTATGACGATAAAACTCAAGAAATTAAGATTGTAAATAACATAGCAACTGGTAAATACGATGTAGTTGTAGTTACTGGTTCTACATTACCAACTAATAGAATGGCTCAACTTGAAATGTATATGGATGCTTTCAAGAACGGTATAATTGATAAGCAAGAAGTATTAAAGAAAACAGAAGTCTTTGATATGGAAGGCGTAATGCAAAGAACAGATTTAATTGGTGAGTTGTCTAAGCAATTACAAAAGGCAACTGAAACAATCAAAGCAATGCAAGGAGACTTGCAAACAAGAGAGCGTGAAATTTATCACGCCAAGATGAAAGCCGAAATCGAAAAGACAAAGTCAGATTTGAAGGCAACTTCGAATAAGGCAAAAATGTCTGGCACTCTATTTGAGAAACGCCTAGATGATGCTTTAGGGTCAGTAAAAAAAGAAATGGCAGAAGTCATTTCAAAGAACACAGACTTACCTTCTCCAGGCCCTAGGAAGAAGCAGTCTAAAAAATAGGAGAATATAATGGCAGAAGAACAAGTAATAGATACCCCTCCAGTTAACGAACCAACACAAGAAACTCATGCTGTTGATTTGCAAGACGAGGGCTCATTAGTTGATGATGTCATATTTGGTGGTAAGCAAGGCAGCTTAGAAGAAGCCTTCAATGAAACTGAAGTCCCACTGGAACCCGATGCTGCAGTAGCAGCCGACCAGCCAGCTGAGCAACCAGTTCAAGGAGAACCTGTTTCTAAGACTCCAGAAGATAACGAACAAGTTAGATATCAGTATTGGCAATCTCAAGCTGATAAACTGAAGAACCAGAACGATGTGTTGATGCAACAATTACAGGTGCAACAACAAGTTCAACCTCAACAGTTAGAGCAAGAAGTAGCCGAGCCTGAAATAGAAATGCCTGAACCACCTGAGAAGCCTCAAAGACCGTATAATTTTTCAATGGATGAAGCCCTATCTGATCCTCAATCTGAAAGTGCTAGGTTTGTTCGTCAGGAACAATCTTGGCGAGATGATATGGACGATTACAAGAATATGCAATTTGAATATCAAATGGCTATGCTTGAAGACGAAAGAGAACAGATGAGAACTCAAAGACAAGAAGATATACAACGCCAACAAGCAGCTCAACAAGAAGCAGCTCAAATTAACAATATCAAACAAGATGTAATGAGCAAATACAATGTAGATGCAAATACTGCTGAAGATTTTGTTAGGGTGATGTCTGATCCACAGTCAATAAGTATGGATAATCTATGGAAATTATATTCATCAGATAAAGGTGTAAGTTCCCCAAATACTCCTCCAGCTCCGTCAGCGGAGTTCGAGCAAGTAAAAAGGGCACAACAAGTACCTACATCTATGGGTGTGATGCCTTCTCAAAATAGACAAAACGAGGGGTCAATGGAAGATAAAATTATGGACAGTATGATTACTGACTATAATAAACAAAACCCCTGGACTTAATTAATTAGAAACTATTTGGAGTAAAAAATGGCAAACGTGTTTAGTACCACCTCTGGTGGCGGAATGCAGTCATCTTCAGTTGATCATTCAAGACGGATGTTTAACTTTGGTGACAGAGTTGCTGAACTCGCTCCAAAACAGTCTCCATTCTTTACATATTTGTCTAAAGTTGCAAAGAAACCAACTGACGATCCTGTTTTTAAATTCTTAGAGCAGCGTCATCAGTGGCAACGTCGTAACTTTAAAATAAAGACAGCTATGGCTACAAGTGCATATAATGCTAGTAGCTATACTGGTTATAATATTACTAACCTAGTAGTAGATTGTCTTTATGACTCATATGGTCGTGTATCCGCAACTGGTAAACAACCTGGATTTCTTTTAAAAGACCAGATTGTTGCTATTGAATGTGAATACGATGCAGATGGAAGTGACGGTAGTGACGTCGCAGCAGTAGCTTACTATAAGATATCTGCTGATCCAGACTTAGCTAACGATGCTTCTCATACACGCATAACGGCAACCTTTATAAAAGTGGTCTACGTACCTACTAGCTCTAACTCTGGTGTTATTACAACTCCAGCTGATGCTAGTAAGCTTCGTTTAGATGCTGGTGGTAAAGGTCAGGTAGTTGGCTCAGCATTTGCTGAAGGTTCAACTGATCCTGAAGGATGGAAAGACGAGTTCTTCGATAGAGAAGGTTATACGCAGATTTTTAAAACTGCAATCTCTTTATTTAGTGGAACTTCATTAGCTACACGCTATCGTGGTGTGTCTAATGAGTATAAGCGAGTATGGCAAACAAAGTTAATGGAACATAAGATGGACTTGGAGCATGCAATGCTCTTTGGTGTGGGGTCTGATGACTCTACAGCAACTGGCCCAGTAAGAAGATCATGGGGTATTGTACCTTATACAGAATCATATGGTAAGATTAAGAACTTTACCTATGCTTCTTCTTCTTATGACGATTTTATTGACGCTATGGAAGATGTCTTCTCACCTGAATCAGGTAATAGCGGAAATAAACTAGTTCTTGCGTCACGCAAGGTCTTAAGTTACTTTAACAAGCTTGGCGGAAGCTCTTTCTTAGGAAATACAATGGCACTTGGACACACAGCTACAACTAGCGGTGGTTCAAATGGTTATTCCATGGACATTCAGAATGTTAAGGGTGCATTTGGTCACAACGTAACAAGAGTAAGTACTCTTTACGGTGACCTCAACTTAGTTGAGCAGCCTTTATTCAGAGGTATGTGGGAAGACTATGCTATAATGGTTGACCTTAAGAATGTGGCTTATCGTCCATTAGCTGCTAATGGTGTATCTCGTGATACGCAAATTATCACTAATGTGCAGAATAACAATGTTGACGGACGGAAAGATATCGTCATGACCGAAGCAGGTCTTGAGATTTCACTTCCTGAAACTCACACCTTGTTAAAGTTCGCATAATTCAGTAATTTATAGGGGGTCTTTATGGCCCCCTATACTGGAGAGTAATATGAAAATAGTAACAAGTAATGATATCGGTGGCAAGTGGCAATCTGGTAAAGAAGAAGTAAACAACAATAGCAGACGCCAACAAAACACCAAACCCAAAAAAGGTAAGAAAAAATGACAATTAGAGCTGCACTTAAAATATTAAAAATGTCAAAAAAAGCTTTAACTGCTAAGTATGGCAGAACTGCAACTTCAAGAGTTATTGATGCTAGACTTACTCTTAAAGAAAAGGGTATGAATATTGGTAAGTACACTAAGAAAAAAGCTACTCAAGTAGGAATGGCTGGAAAAATTAAAAAACCATAATGGCTTTTGTAGACGAAGTAGGATATTATGCTGGTAACACTAGCGGCAAAAACTCTGAAATATCAAAGTTTTTAGCTAATGGTGTGCAGTGGGTTATTAATCAAATAGAAAAGACTAACCCTGATATGTTGCCTTTGTTTGCATCTTTACAAACATTAAACAATAGTGCTACAACATTAACGCTAAGCACTAACGCAAAAATTATAGACGTAGTAAGAAGGAACGGTAATGCATCAACTGGAGAAGAGCTAAAATGTAGCCCAATAAATGCAGCTTTTAGAAGTAACGCTAAAAATATAGATAGCATTTATTACGCAAGTAAAAATTCTCCAATTTATTATATTGACAATGCAGTTTTAAATGTACTTCCTGTTCCAGATAATGATGAAATAGTAAAGATAAGTATAGTATTACCAGATACATCAGTAGCTCATAGTGATAGTGCTATAGATAATTTTCCTTCTGAGTTATATCATGCAGTAGTTTTGTATGCAGCTGGTCAATTAATTTATAATAAAATGTCAGCTACCAATGCTAAGCTTCCTACTGATCTAGATTCTGATACAACTCCATTTGACGCTTTAGCTGATTTAAATACTTCAATATCAT